GCAACATGTTAAAGAAAGCACTCGAATGGGTAATCCCATTGACGCTGGCCGGTATGGTTGCTGGCTGCGCCACGTACAGGCCGCCTGAGCAGATTCAGTCGGCAACATCCACCCTGAACCGCTACACCCCGGAATATGTCCGGGAGGCAAACAAAGCTCTGGTTGAATCCAACCACCCAGATGCAGAGCGTCTGGTCGGAATCGGCCTGCGTCTGCAGAAGGCCATTGATTCACTGGATAGCTGGGCGAACACAAATCCGGAGGACAGTGAACAATGAAACAAATACTCGAACAAAACAGCGATGCGATCCGGGAGGCCGGACAGGCACTGGTCGATATCGGCTCTGAGCTGGCGGCCGGGCGCATAGATGACGCATTCGAACGTATGGAAGCCACCCAGCAGAAATACGTGGAATGGCAGGAGCTCGATCAGGCCATTCTGGATATCGAGGAGGCTGTAAGTAACAGGACGAACACATTGGCGGTCCAGCAGATCCTCACAGAGCTGATCTCATCGGTTCTTGGGATTGCCATCCGCAAAGGAATGAATTGATGGGTGTCTCTGATAAGGAGCGCAGACTGGCCGAAACACTCCGTGACCCGGTTTTGTGGGGACAAGCATATCTCTACAACCGGGACGGTTCGGCACGGTCGTATTGGGACCATCAGAAGGAAGACCTCCGCTGCTCCCACAAAAACATCATCCATCTCGATGGCCGTGATGTTGGCAAGTCGATCGTGCTCTCAACGGATGCACTGCACTATGCCTTCACGACTCGCGGTGGAAAGGGTTTGATTGCCGCTCCTCATCAGGGACATCTCGACACCGTAATCGAAGAAATCGAGTACCAGTTGGATCACAATGAAGACTTGATGAACAGCATTGCCATCTCGAAATACGGCAAACCCAAAATAACCCGGAAGCCATACTTCCGACTGGAGTTTACCAATGGCTCCGTGATCTATTTCCGTCCGGCCGGTGCGTATGGCGATGCATTCCGCTCGCTTCATGTAGACCGGGTTTGGGTAGATGAAGGCGCGTGGCTTTCCGAGCGTGCATGGAAGGCGCTCAGACAATGCTTGAAAACAGGCGGCCGCCTGAAAATCTATTCCACCCCCAATGGCCTGCGAAACACCACCTACTATCGACTGACCCTGTCAGAACAATTCAAGGTGTTTCGCTGGGCTTCATGGCTCAACCCGTTCTGGACCGCTGAACGTGAATCGGAGCTGTTAGAGTTTTATGGCGGCAAAGACACCTCGGGCTGGCAGCATGAGGTTGCCGGGGAACACGGGAAGCCTTCCTACGGAACGTTCAATGTGGAGCAGTTCAATCTCTGCCGACAGGAATTACTGGAATATCAGAAGGTCACCATCACCGATACCGAGCTGCGTGATTGTGAAACAGAGGAAGCCGCCTATGACCGGCTTGAACTGCTGCTCAACCTCACGCCCCGAACCGGGTTATTCTGGATTGGCGGTGACCTTGGATATACCAATGACCCGACCGAGCTGGTTATCTTTCAGGAAGCTGAGGTGGGTGATCGCAGCATCCTGAAGCTGGTGCTGCGTATTCACATGGAGCATGTTTCGTATCCGCACATTGCCCAGACCATCGCACTGCTCGAGCGCTATTTCACTCCGGCGGGTATCGGTGTGGACAATGGCGGTAACGGTCTGGCCGTCGTGCAGGAACTGCTGACTCTCGACAAATACAAAGAGCTGGAATTGGAAGGTCGACTGAAAGGCTTCGACTTCGGCGGCATGACCCGGCTCACCATCCGCGATGGCAAGGAGATCAAGAAGCGGACAAAAGAGCTGATGACCAGCCTGATTAACGGTGCCCTCCAGCGCAAACAGATCATCTTCCCGTCAGACGATCTGGAAATTGAAGACCAGTTCACCACCCAGACGTACACCCTGCGGGACGGTAAGATCATCTACTCCAAAGGCAACGACCACATCATCGACGCGGTCCGCTGTGCCATGCTCATTCGGGAGCAAGGCAACCTCGACCTTGCCGGTGAAGAGACCGTCTGGCTCAAGCCTGTTCTGACTGAGCCGGTCTTTATTTAACCCGCCTTTCCGACGTTTTTCCTCTCTATCCGGTAAGTAACCCCAGTGTTGCCGTGATCGCCCCACAGCGGGGAGATGTGCGGCCGTTAAACCGGAAATAACCCGAGAGGATTACGTGGATACAAACGCCCAGCCAGATACCGTGCAGCCTGACAACGAATCCAATGGATATGCCATTGTGCCCATGGCTGCAGCGGCAGCCCTCGACGCCTCAGCCTTCAGCAAGGTCAACGCGTCTGACGCGGTTCCGGCCACATGGGAAGAGCGAGCCAGAAAGGCTTGGGAGTACTATGTCGAAGAGCCGCTGGTAAAGAACTGCGTCAATTCATGGCGCACCTTTGCGGTCGGTGATGAAATCAAAATCACCAGCGATGACGAGACGCTGAAAGATGATGCGGTCAACGCCGCATGGCGACTCGATGTATCGGAGTTCATAAAGGACATGATCCTTCAGCTGCTGGTCAAAGGCGATGCTGTCGGCTTCAAACGATATGCAACTTCCGGTCAAGACATCGAGGAAGTGGTGTGCGTTAATCCGGTTTCGGTGAAGGTGAAGTATGCCCAAGGCGAGCTTATCGAAGCCAAGCAATATGCCGAAGATTCAGGCTCTGCCAGCGACCCCATCGACCTTCCGGTGGATCAGGTCATCCACCTGAAATGGGATGCCCCGGGCTTTTCACCAAGAGGCAACTCACTGGTTTTGCCTGCCTTTCAGGCCATTGAACTGCTGCGTGACTACCGCCGAGCCGAACAGGCTATTGCCAAGCGCTGGGCCACGCCGTTCCGCTTGCTCAAAGTGGGCGGTGCCTTCGGACAGAAGATGGTAATGCCGGACCAGCGAATGTTGGAACAGGTCCGCGACATGGTCAACAAGATGGATATGAAAAGCGGCCTTGTGGTCCCGTTTTATGTGAATGTGGAAACTCACGGCACCGACGGCCAGGTCCTCAACGTCGAGGACAAGGTCAAGGAGGTCAAAGAAGACATTGTGGTGGCGCTGGGCCTTTCACGGTCCTTGGTTACCGGCGACGGTCCCAACTTTGCCACGGCCTCTGTGAGTATGCAGAAGATGATGGTCATGATCCGGGAGATCAAACAGGCCGCCCGCAAACTGCTCGACTGGGTCTTCGATGACTGGATGGAACTGAAAGGCCACGCCGACAAGTCCCTGCAGTTCATCTTCAACGACCTCGACCCCAGCGATGCCGTCGACTTCAAGAAGCTGCTCATCGAACTCTATGACCGTAAACTGATCAGCCGTTCCAGCCTGCAGCTCAAGATGGATCTGGACCCTGATATCGAGGCCGCCAACCGTGAGACCGAGCGCAAGAACATCGACCTGATGGATGAAAAACAGGTAAAGCCGGTCGTCGATATGGTGGTGTCTGGCATCATGAGTGTGCCCAGCGCCAGAAAGATGCTCGGCATTCCCGCTGATGGTAATGATCTCGATACTGAGGCCCACCATCACTATTCCGAGGAGCTGGAAGCAACGGCGGCAACTTCCTTGTGTGATGAATGCAGCCACTTCAATCCCGATTCCAACCGTTGCCGGGTACACAACAGCGAGCGCACCTTCGATTCCCCGGCCTGTCGATTCATTGACCGCCGGAAATCCTGATCATGCCCTCCGACCTTAAAGAGCGCATTCAGGCGGCAACGCTCAAAAGCCTGAAATCCCGTAACCGCTACAACGATTCCATTACCGCCCAACTGACTCAGTCCCTCAACAAGGCTGAACAGGAAGTGGCTCAAGCCATTTTGAAATACCGCAGTCTGGGATCTCTGCCGGACAACAAGCTGGCTGCGTTGAAAGGTCTGGAAAAGCTGCAGGGCGAGCTGGACGATGTTTTGCGCCAGCTGAAGCGGGATCAGACGCTTGTTTTCCGCAAAAGCACCAAGGATGCGTTCAAGGGCGGTATCGCTCAGGGCATTACCGAACTGACATCCGCATCACTGCCATTCTATGCCGACTTCAAGCCTGATGGCATCGACAAACTGGCCACCAAAGTGTTCTCCATCGTCGACACCAATGCCCTAGACTTCATGACTCAGTACAACCTGACGCTTGCCGGTGATGTCCATCGTGAGCTGTCAGATGGTATCAAACGGACAATCCTGAGCGGGATAGCCACAGGCAAAGGCGCGGATGACATTGTCCGGGACCTCGGCAAAGTCATCATCGACAAAGATTCATTCAGGCAGGCTGGCAGTCGAGTGTTCAGCAAGGCGCAGTACCGTATGGAAATGATCGCCCGGACTGAGGTCTTACGGGCGCATAACATGGGGCGGCTGAAATTCCATGAGCGCGTCGGTGTTCAGAGGCTTGAATGGATGGCCATGAATGATGAGAGAACCTGCCCGGTGTGTGGTCCTCTCGACGGCAAGACCTTTTCCATCGACAAATTTCCCCAACAACCCGCACATCCGCACTGCCGCTGCACAAACCTTGTCGCGTGGCCCATGAGTATCTGTGGCTCCGACTTGTCTGCACAGGCGGCACCCAAGGATTCACAGGGCGATGCCTGCATATTGCCCCCGCATGCGTTGGAGGGAATGGCCGATGCTCAGGCGAAAGAGAACGCCAAATTGAAGGAGGCATTTGAAAACGGAAACGCCGATGACCTTACGGCTCTCACCGTAAAACAGCTCCAGACTCTTTCCAAAGAGAACGGTATTTCCATTGCCCGCACCAAGGCCGACTTCATCAAGCTGCTCGATCAGGCAGAGCCGGGAATTGACCACAGCACACTTTCAGGTGCTGGACTTAAGGCAAAGCTCAAGGAGCACAAAATCGGGCTGCTCCGGACAAAGGAAGATTTGATCGGGCTGTTGGCTCAAAAACAGGCTGAACTCAAACAGGCAAAGCTCATCGCACAGCAGATGTCCAAACTGCCACCGGTGGAAGGACTCGAGGGCATGCAGGTATCCCAGCTCAAAGAGATGGCCAAAAGTAACGGCATCTCCCTGAATATGACCAAGCATGAGACCATCGAGTTACTGGACAAAATCGAGCCGGGCATTGACCACACCTCCCTGAAGGGAAAGGAACTGCTGGCAAAGAAAAAGCAGTACGGAATCGGCGTCCTGAAAAACAAGCAGCAGCTCGTTGAGGCACTCCAGAAAAAGGCCGGAACGGATCTGGCGGAATCAGCCAAAAAGAAAGCCGCCGATGAAGCCAAACAGCTTCTGGTGAAAAAACAGAAAGAGCTGGTCGAAAAGGCTGCGGCCGGAGTTCAGCTGCCGGAATCCCCGTTGGACTACACAAGTTTTATCAGCCAGGTATCTGATGCGGAAAAAGCTCTGGCATCGGCGAAGGAGCTGCCTCAGGAGTTTCTTGCCGGGCACGCCAAGGAAATCGCTCTCAAAAAGCAGCTCTTTCAGGAGCAAATATCCAAACTCAAGTCCTCGGAGCTTAAATCCATCGCCAAGGATTCGCAGCTCAAACACTGGCAATGGGCAAGCAAGGATGACCTCGTCACGCTCTTTACTGAAACTGACCCCGGGAAGATCGGAGAAGCGCAATCCAATATCGAGAGTAAATGGCAGAAATGGGCTGAAAAGCATGGCGGCAAAAAAGCGAAGACGGCTCCTGCAAAAGAGAAAAAACCAGCGCCTAAACCATCTGTTGAACCCAAAGCCAAACCACCGTCCTTTGCCAAGAAAGGTGCTGAATTTGAAACTGCCGATCAGAAATGGAATGAAAAATCAGCGACCGGAAAATTCAATAAGTCAGGCAAGGCCAATGTCGGCGGAGCGCATGAAAAAGAGTTCTGGACCGATGAGAATGGCGACAAATGGCTGTTCAAACCGGCCAAGAATTCCAAGGATAACTTCATCGCTCATGGTGAGGAAGCCGCATACAAAATCGGGCGTCTGATCGACCCGGATGCAATCGAGGTTCGAAATATCCAGTTGAACGGAAGGACCGGTTCCATTCAGAAATGGCGCACGGACCTGAAGTCAGAAATCGACTTCAGAAACATACTGCCGGAGGATCTGACCACCGTTGAGCTTGAACAGCTGCAGCGGGAACATGTTATCGACTGGCTTATCGCCAACCACGACGGTCACTCCAAACAGTTCATCCGTGGAAGAAACGGTCATGTATATGGCATCGACAAGGGGCAGGCATTCAAACACCTCGGCAAGGACAACCTTTCTCTGGATTACCATCCCAACAGCGCCTTTGGTGAAGAAGAGCCTTTTTACAATAAGGTTTTTCGGGCAGCCAAGGACGGTAAGGTCAACTTCGATCCTCAGGTCACCCTGAAATACATTCAGGAGGTCGAGAAGATATCCGACGACACATATCTCGATATCATCCGGCCCTATGCCGAGGGGCGTTTCGGAAAAGACAAAATCGGGCTGGATAAATTCTATGAGCAGGCGCTTCAGCGCAAACATGATCTGCGGAAGGGTTTCGAGCGCTATTACGGGGATGTTTTAGGTCGGAAAGACTTCAGTTTCTCATCACTGCAGACCAAACCCGGGATCAAAAAGCTGCTGCAGGATGCGGATGAAAAAATCATTGATGACGCCGGTAAACTCGGATGGCAGGGAAAAACACTGCCGTTTGACAGTGGCGATGTCGAAGACCAGAACGCGCTGATATTCACAGAGACCTTCAAAGGCAAACAACGCACCGTTGTCAAAATGAAGATCCGCCCGGATACGGATTCCAAAATCACCGCTCTGCTTCGGGAGCAGCTGGATCTTGTCGAAATCAAGAAAGGCCAGCCTCTGCAGGACGACACCTTTTTCCCGACCATTCTGGAAGCCGTCAAGAACGTCAACTTTCATGTCGGTGACGGAAACTATAACCGGACCAAGTTGGCGAAAGCGGAGAAGCTTCGAACCCGACTGCTGGTGCTTGCCCGCAGCAAAGATCCGGAAGTCAAAAAGATGGCTGACAGCTACATCAAATGGTTGGATGAAATCAAAGAGGCGGTCGACTGGGACCGCGCCACCAATGGTGTCTTCGAACAATACCTTCCTGAACTGCCGAAGCAGGCCAAGCCAAAGAAACCGGATTTCAAGGTTACCAGAGGCAAGGTCACTCACACCAAAAGGCGCATCAGCGGCGGCAAGATAACCGTCGAAATGGATGATGTTGATAATTACGGCATGTTCAACCGGGATTCGAGGATGCAGGACGGCCTCCAATTCACCGCCGAGTTTGATGACGGCACGCGTCTGAAATACCGCCCATGGGATAATACAAACCTTTATGCCCAGCGAGGTGAGCTGGAGATTGTCATCGATGGTGATGCCAGCGGCAAGAAGGTCGAAGCTCTGATGACCAAACTGGATAAACTCGGCATCGATGCACGGATTTCTTCACCCGAGAACGCCGAGCAGATGTATCTGGAAAAGATGGCCTACATCCGGAAAGTGGACCACACCGCAGAATACAAGCGGCTTCAAAAAAGGCTCGATGACCGCGATGCATCAGTCAATGAACGGGTCCAGACTCTTCGTGGTTACTGGCAGAAGGAACTGAATGTAGATGATATCACAAAGCTGCCGGATTATGACCCGATGGGTGCGTATCAGGCCGGGTTTCTCGATCGCGGCCTAAAAGGAGGATACCGCCACCAGTACCGGTTCGACATCACTGAAGAGGATCTGGAAAAAAAGATGAAGGATTACTCTCTGGTTCACCGCCTGACCAACAATGAAGGCATGTCCGATTTCGTCGAAACCATCCTTGAAAACAATGGCGCTATGGTCAGCACGGTTGAAAAGATGCGTATGGGAGTTCCTCCCGGCGGTATGTCCCCGGTGGCGGACATGCAGACAGGCGGAGCCAGTTATTTCTTTACCCGGATTCAGAAAAAACCAACCCGCGACGCCCCTCCGGCACTGTATTTCAAAAAGAGCATGTTACGGCGCATGGATGCGATCAGCTACAGCCACGATGCCTTCGGCAAGGTGGTGGATGATTATGTCCGGAAGAACCGGGGTAACAATATCGACGACTGGAAAAACTTTTCGGGCAAAAGCGGCAATGAGACCATCTTCAAGTATTCGGTGACGCTGCTGGATAACATCGAATACATCGTCGCTAATTCAGCCGCCGAGCGTCAGAAGATTATCAAGAGCTTCACCACCCGTGGGATCAAGAAGCTGCCCGACGGCCGCAAGATAGAAGACATCATTCATACATCGAGCACATGGAACACGAGGAAATGATATGGAAAACATAATTGCAGAGCAAAAATCTCGCATCCAGAAGCAGTTTCATTGGCTCAATGAGCGCGGCTGCCGCTTGCAGATCCGGGAACGTGGCGGTGAAAACTTTATCGACACCATTACCGCAGAACTGACGGTTACAAGGATTGCACCACACTTCGATGCTTCAGGAAAAATCATCCGAACGGACTTCTGGTTGCTATGGAAGGAGCTCGGTTATCAGGAAGGTTTCAATTACAGCCATACGATCAAGGTCGTCAATGTGTCCGTGGACGACACGCTGACAGCGCAATCAGGTGGATCTGAAGTCAATGCTTGGCTGATTGTCGAGCTGACCGATGATCTGGACCGCATTTACCACCTTGAAATGATCGAACCCGTTTCCGAACCGGCGCATGCCAAGCAGTGGGAGGCATGGCTGGCATTCAGAAAAAACAACCGGGACCTGTTTCAACGCATCGATTCCGAGATTCTTGTCGAACACATCAAGATTGCGGAGGACTGGCAATGAAGCTGAGATACGTGATTGATTCTATCCTCGTTGATCCCAAAGCGGCAATTCCGGAATATCGGCCTGCCGGTGTTTGGGTGCAAGGTCCTGGCCCGGGCCTCGATATTGAAATGTTCTATCCGGATTCCACCCGAGGCGACATTCAGGATCGTCGTGAGCAGGCTGACTGGGTTATCAATCGTCTGGTTGAAAGCGGTGTTTTAACCCTCCCGGACGATTTTCTGGAGTATCACCGCCAGAGCCGATCTCCCTACGACGGCGCGTTTTCCGAACCGGTCGAAACAGAGAAATACCCGTCCATAACTGCCTGCGGGCTTGCTGTTTTGCAATCTTTGAAGATTCCCGCCTAAAAAAGCAGACGCCTTTCCGACACATTTCAAAGCCTTCCGGTAAGTAATCGCTGAAACCTCCCGCTCGCCCGGTGCGATCGGGGCAAATAACAGTGATTTAACCGGAGAATTTGATGGAAATGTTTGCCACTGACCTGGAAAGGCTGGCGTTCCTCCTTGAGGCAGATGCGGCGCTCGCTATCGATCCCGACGAGCTCGGGACCGATGCAGCCGAACAGAAGGCTCC